CTACCCCCCGCAGCGGGGCGCGCCCAGGCGAGACGGCTACCTGTAGTCCGCTCAACCCGAAGGCGTCAGCCCCGCCCTATTCGAGTGTCACGCATGAGCTTTTCCGGCAAACCCACCCACGTGATCCAGCAGCCCATCCCCAACGACGGTTTCTGGCCAGATCTGGACGTCGCCGAGTTCCAGCGCCTGTACCGGATGCCGGCGGAATACCTGCTGGATCTGCTGGTGGACGGCGTGACCACCGCCCGGGCCGAGGTGAACCAGGACCTTGCCAAGCGCAAGCGCGCCTGGCAGACCGCCGGGGTCACTCGGCTGGAAACCGCAGATCCGCAGGTGCTGCCGGATCGCGCCGAGTACGTGGCGCACTACAAGCGCGCCGTCTACTGCCGCGCCAAGGCTCAGCTGCTGGGCCAGTTCGCCACGGTCAACCGCCGTCCCGAGGCCGAGAACCTGGCGAAAGAGGCCGAGCAGGCCCGCGAGCTGTTCCTTTCGTACAGCCAGCAGGCCGTCCGCCTGATCCAGGGCCGGTCGCGCATCACGGCGGAGCTTCTGTAATGGACAAGCTGCGCGCCCTGACCGCCTACCTGATCGACCGCCAACTGGTGCCCGCCGAGCAGTTGGACAGCTTCGCCGAACAGGTGAGCCTGACCCTGGTCTGGAAGCCTGAACGCGAAGGCCTGCGCCTGGGCGCGATGCGCTATCGCGCCGTCATCATCCTGGAACGGCTGGCCGATCACCCCGGGCGCCTCATGGCTCTGGTCGGCAGTTGGCTGGAGAACAACGACCAGGACCGCGACGGCCTGCCGGATCCTGTATTTGACGTCGAGCAGATGGACCCGGACCTGGCCGACGTAGAACTGTCCGTCGAGTTCGTCGAACCGCTGCACCTGGCCGAGGATCCGGCCGGCGAAATCGAAGCGTTCGGCCAGCGCTGGGCGTTCGTGCCGTTCGACCTTTGGGTGGCCGAGCATGGCGAGGTGATCCATGGCTAGCGGCGCTCTGAACTTCGACATGCGCGGCGAACTCGACGTGCGCGCCCAGATGGCCCTGATGAGCCTGCCGCCGCAATCCCGCCGGCGCCTGCTGAACAACGCCTTGAAGCGCGTGCGCGCCCAGGCTCGCCGCAACGTCTCCGGCGAGCAGAGCCCGGACGGTACGCCCTTTGAACCGCGCAAGCGCAAAGGCCGCCGCAAGATGCTTGCGGGCCTGGTCAAGCCCAAGCACCTGAACGTCACCCAACTGAACGCCGACCAGGGCGTGCTGGGCTGGCGAAATCCGCTGATGGGCCACATCGCCGGACAGCACCAGGACGGTTACGTTGAACGCCGCACCGCCGCGCAGATGCGCCGCTGGAACCGCGTCCAGCCTGCCCAGGCCTGCACCGAGAAACAGGCCAAGCGCCTGCGCCGCCTGGGTTTTCGTGTCCGCCAGGCCGGCAAGAAAGGGCTGTCTCGCCCATCCGTGCCGTGGATCCAGCAGCACGTCGGCTTTCAGCAGGCCGGCCTGCTGATTCGCGTCCTGCGCGACGAACAGCCCGGCCCGCAAAGCTGGGAAATCAAGCTGCCCAAGCGCGAATTCCTCGGCATCACCCAGCAGGAAACCGGGCGCCTGGTCGCCCAGCTCCTGGAACAAATCCTGAACTCTCCCCGATAGCGAGGCCCCCCATGGCTTTAGGCACTGTCAGCGTCAATAACCTCAACCTGGGCCAAGGTCCGGTGACTGAGATCGAGCGCTATTTCCTGTTCATCGGCCCCGCGCCGAAGAACATCGGCAAGCTGATCCCCCTGAACACCCAGTCCGACCTGGACGTGCAGTTGGGAATCCCCGATTCCGACCTCAAGCAGCAGATCGCCGCCGCACGGGCCAACGGCAGCAGCCGCTGGGCGGCCATGGCGGCGCCGATTGCGCCGGATGGCAGTTGGCAGGACGCACTGGCCTACGCCCAGCGCGAAGGCGTATCCGTCGAGGCCGTGGTGATTACCCGCCCGGCGGCCGATGCAACCGAGCTGCAGGCCATGCACACGGCCGCAGTCGAACTCGGCAACCGGTACGGCCGCCGCGTGTTCGTGATGGCGGCAGCGCCGGGCCTGACCGACGCCCAGGACTGGTCCACCTACCTGGAGGCCGCCCGCATGCTGGTCGCGGACATTGCCGCACCGCGCGTGCTGTGCGTCCCGCAGCTGCACCGCAACAACCTGGGCGTGCTGGCCGGGCGCCTGGCGTCCGCAGAGGTCAGCATCGCCGACAGCCCCATGCGCGTTGCCAGCGGCGCCGTGGTCGGCCTCGGCGAGACGCCCCGCGACAAGGACGGGGTGCCTCTGGATATGGCCGTGCTGGCCGAGCTGGACAAGGCTCGTTACTCCGTCCCTCAGACCTACCCCGACTATCCGGGCACCTTCTGGGGCGATGGCAACCTGCTCGACGCCCCCGGCAGTGACTTCAACGTCGTGGAGAACCTGCGCGTGGCCGACAAGGCCGCCCGGCGCGTGCGGATCCTGCTGATTCAGCGTGTCGCGGATCGCAAGGTGAACAACACCCCCAACAGCATGGCGTCCACCCGTACCGCCCTCATGCGCCCGCTACGCGAAATGGCCCGCGCAACCGCCTTTGCCGGCCAGACCTTCCCCGGCGAGATCCAGCCGCCCCAGGACGGCGACGTGGTGCTGACCTGGAAGAGCCGCACCGAGGTAGAGGTCTTCATCAAGATCCGCCCCTTCAACAGCCCCAAGACCCTGACCGCGAACATCGCCCTGGACCTGTCCGGCGGCGACGAGGAGTAAGCCATGGCCCGCATTTCTGGAATGAACTTCGACGTGAACATGGGCGACACCCTGGTTCACGTCGAGAAAGCCACCCTGGATATCACCGACAACAGCGCCGTTGCACAGACCGGCGGCGTCCCGGACGGGCATGTGGACGGCGACGTGACCGCCAGCGGCGAACTGGAGCTGGACAGCGCGAACTTCGCCCTGGTGATGGAAGCGGCACGCCGCGCCGGCAGCTTTCGCAAGATCGATCCGGTGGACTGCCTGTTCTTCGCCAAGGCTGGTGTCGATGAAATCCGCGTAGAGGCCTTTGGCTGCAAGCTCAAGGTCTCCAGCCTGCTGGACATTGATCCGAAGGGCGGCACGAAGACCGTCCATAAGATCCCGTTCGACGTCACCAGTCCGGACTTCATCCGCATCAACGGCGTGCCCTACCTCGACGCCAGCGAAACCGAGGATCTGCGCTGATGGCGGACTGTTTCGACCGCGCCCAGGCGCGTGATCTGCAGGACCGCGAACTGGCCCTGCAGGCGCACCAGGTGCGCGTCCGGCCCAGCGGGCCGAGCCTGACCCACTGCCAGGACTGCGGCGACCCGATTCCCGAGGCGCGCCGCGCACTGGGAGGCATGTTGCGCTGCACGCCCTGCCAATCCGCTTTCGAGAAAGGGAGCCGCCGATGAGCAGCCGCGCCACACCCGCCGTTCGTATCGGCAAGCTGGAACGCGACCTGGCCGTGCTCGATCACCGCTTGGGTGACGTCGAGCGCCTAAACCGCGACGTGCCCCCCCGGCTCACCCGGCTGGAACAGCAGTTCGAGCACATGACCGAGCAGCTGGACGACCTGAACGCCGGCCAGCAGAAGTTAACCAGCACGGTGGACAACATCGGCCGGAAGATCACCTGGGCGCTGGGCGTGGCCAGCACGCTGTGGGCGCTGCTGCAGATGTTCGGGCCGGTCCTGCTGCGTCTGGTGCTGCCGTGAAGCTGCCGCGCAAGCTCACCGCCGCCGGCGGGGCGCTGGCCCTGGCTGCCGCCCTGGTCACTCCGTTCGAGGGCCGTTCGCTGGTCGCCTACCTGGACCCTGTGGGGATCCCGACGATCTGCGAGGGGATCACCGCCGGCGTTCGCATGGGCGACATGGCGACCCCGGCAGAGTGCGACGCGCTGCTGGAACGCGAGCTGCAACGGGCCGTCGATGCGGTTGACCGCCAGGTCCTGGTGCCGCTGCCCGACACGCGCCGCGCCGCCCTGGCGTCGTTCGTCTACA